GCCACTTGCAGTGCTAGTTACATAAACATTAGCTTTGATAGTTGCATTTGTAATATTAGTTAACCTGATACCTATGATGGTGTCATCACTATTTGATGTCATTACAGTTCTTGCGGTTGTGCCAATGGCTATATCACCAGAACTGTTGAAAGGTATTTTTCTTTCAAAATCTTGGGCCACTTAATTATCTCCTATTCATATTTGTATCAGAGCGCTACACTCATGGCAATAACAAAGCCTTGTGATACACCACCTGATATTGTTAATGCACCACTACTTGATAAAGTAGCATCTCCTGAAACAGCAACTTCTTGATAACTTACGCCATCACCAACAAGAATTTTACCAGATGTATTATCTGGCATTCTTAGTTGTGAGCCAATAGTTAAATGTCTACCAATACTTACGTCATTATCTGCGTCTTCAATGACAGCTTTTGATGCTGGCATGGTGCAAAATATATCTTTTGTACCTGCAGTAAAATCTACAGCACTATCACTGTTTGACGATGATATGACTGTAGTTCTAGCTAAATCTGAACTATCAGCATCTAATGTGCCTAGTCCCACCTCAAACTCTGTTGTGCCGGGGTTAAATATAGCATAATAGGTGGTGTTATTATTACCAATACCTGTGCCAAATGTTTCAAAACCTTGAACTGCACCACCAAGTGCAAATGCACCTGTGCCGGTGGTTGTAGTCGTTTCTTTTACTCTATCATTAATTACGAAAGCCATATCATTTTATAGCACTAAGCTACCTCTCTGTCATCTACTTCTGTCCATGTATTTGTAGCACTATCATCAACTGGTGTCCATGTATTAGATACTGAATCATCTACAGGTGACCACGCTAAGACACCAGGAGTCCTTACAGTTACAGTAACATCTATGCCATCAGGTGAAGCGATTGTTACAGGCACACCTGCAGCATTACCTTGAGCTGATGTTATAGCAATACCAGAAGGTGTAACTATAATGCTAGGTACAGCCGCTGCTGTGCCAATTGTAGATGTTAATGCTATGCCTGTCGGTGTTACCGTTACACTACCAACAAATGTTTCTGTTCCTATTGCAGTAGATAATGATTGACCATTACCTGTTAAATCTACAATTAAATCACTTGTAAATGAAATTGAACCACGGGCTGTGGTCATTCCTATGCCTGTAGGCTGCGCAACTACGGCACTTGTTTGTGTGACAGATCCTTGAGCTGATGTTAAGGCAATACCTGAAGGTTGATTTACAACATCTGTCTGAACTGTAGATGTGCCAACAGATGTATTTAATAAACTTTCAGATCCAACAATTGTAGTTATCTCACCACCTGCAGCTACAGAATAAGATCCAATACTTGCAAAGTTTACAGCTATACCTGTTGGAGTTGCAGTAACATCCGGTAAGAATACTGTTACTGACGCTTGTGTGGAACTGACTGCAATACCTGTAGGTACAACAGTAACATTAGAAATCGCTGTTTCTGTGCCAATAGTCGTTGTAAGACTCTGGCCTGTAACAGAAACACTTACATCTTTAATACCCTGTGAAGCAAATGAATCTTCAGCAAATGTGGTTTTACCAAAAAACATAACGCTTTACCTGGCGTTTATTTTAAGTGATTCTTAAAATAGCACTTGTAGCGTTGTTAGTTGGGAATTGTACTGTGAATGTTCCTGATGTTGATGTTTTAACTGCTCCAAAATCCAAAACCATGACTGCAGCATTAGTATTAGTTGTTGCAGAAGTGTTTGAATTATATATCACAGCAGCTTGTGCTGAAATAGACGCACTCGTAAAACTAATATCACTGAAGTCAATGAAGGATGTATTGTTTGTGGCAGCAGCACCTGTGCTTGTTAAGTTACCCCCACCTGCAGAATAAGTGCCAGAAGCACTAACTTCTTGTGAAGTTGTATACGCAGTAGTTGTATTACTTAATGAAGCCGAGCTACCATATAGAGCTAGTTTAAATTGATCGCCACCAGAGGATCGAAAGTCGTGTTCACCTTCCAACAACTCTTTCTTAAAGCTATCACATACCGCTTGTGTAATCGCCATGTTTATTTACCTCCTGGAGCCACTGATTGTAACGGCACACGCAGGACTCCATCTGCGTATTCGTCTCTACGTTTTCTACCCATTTGTGTGGTAGCTAAACCTTGTACGGCTTGACCGTACTTTTGTTCGTATAATTGCACATATGTAGGATTTTTCAAGTATGAAAAGGCTTCAGCTACTGTGCTGTAAATTAAAACTTCTGGCGCTGTATTAGATATAAATGTTGTAGTTGTAGTGCCAGATGTACCATCACCCAATCTTTCAGGTGTTCTGTTGTACCATAGCTCTACTGTAATTGCTGCATTAGGTGTAGGTGCCAAAATTAAAGTATTCTCATCCCAATTTGCATAATATCTGGGTGTGCCAGTATTGTTAGCTCTGTCCAGATTATACTCATCAATAAATGTAGTATCTCTTTGCTCTAACCAAGCCCTGTCTGCATTTGCGTCAACAATTTGCACACCTCTCTCAAAATCAAAATCTTCAGGCATAGTAAGAAAAGGACTACCAATAGTTAAAGATGAAGTAGCAAATTTTCTAAAAGCATCTAGATCTAGTTGTTTTTGTATCTTATTTTCTGCATTTGTAATAAAAACGTTTATCACAGAGTTTGATAATACCTCGGAGTCTACCTCTGTGTAGTTTCTTACATTATCTAATAATTCGCTATAATTCATGGTGTGCTTATTGAGTTACCCATACCTGGGTGACTACTACAATAATAATATAGTGTCGGAGCTCCAATTGCTACTGTAATTTCTAAAGCTCTTGTTGTAGCTGAGGTATAACCGCTAGCGTAAGCTGACTGTGATACTGAAGATCCGTTAATTTTAAACGTTACACCACTTGTATAAACTGACCCAGAATTGTGACTACCGTCAGATGTAGTGCTTAAATAAAAAGGATGTGAATCAACGGTATTATCACTTAAATTAAATATCGCTGAGGATCCTTCATTGATCGTTATGGATGGTGCTTGAACGCCATCTATATAGAAAGCATTACCACCACCACCTGCCTTAGCTGCGACTGTTACTGTATATGTTGTTGTGCTAGCCGTAGATACTGTGACAGCCCCTATTTTGGATTGCATAATTAGTTTTTTATGTGGTGTTTGTGGCAACATACTATTTGAATCTGTTGGATTAGTTCCATCTGCTGGTGATGTGCTTTGAACTGTTGTTAAAAATGCACTGTCACCAGGCTCACCTAAAAAAACAGTAACAGGCATAGGTTGTGCAAATGTATCGAATGTTGCATCGTCAGGACCTGTTGGACTATTATCTTTTAAAATTTTGTTAGACTCTACACGAGGGTCTTTTATAGCTTCTGGATCTGGTGGATGATAAGGCGGATCTAGCTGTGGGTGTTTAGGTTCATAACATGAAGGACAAACAAATAAGCCATTCCACTCTTTTTTTAATTGTTGATATTTATATTCTTGACCACAACGATCACATATGGCTCTTGAATAACGACCTGATGCAAATGCCATATCTTACCCCGATGGATAAAAGTTTTGTGGCACAATGTTTACAGATGTAGATTGACTATCTTCTGTTAAGGCCCTTTGTAGTTCTGCCTCATATCTTCTTTCTAATTCTTGTGATCTTTCAGGTGCAACTTCTTGTGCAGTGTAATAAGCTAAACCAGATACTAAACATGGTAGAAATCTAAAAGGTGCATCAGCTGTATTTGTGTAAGCTCCTACATCTTCTATTCTGCCTACATAAAAAAAGTTAATTTTAGTATCAGTTGTATCAGGTGTTAAAAATAATTTTATTTTTACAGCAGATAATTCTCTTCTAACATAATATTGACTAGGTGTGCCTTGTGAAGTTTTGTTTGGTAAGTTTTCATACTCAGATCTAGATATTTTTGTCATGGTTGTATCTGTTAATCCGTCTGAACTTCTAAACACAACCTCTAAAATATCTGATGCATCAGAGGGTGCAGTGTATTCTGTTTGACCTGCGGTTAAATTCTGTGTGTGGTTTTTTATTTTCCAAAGATGAATACCTCGGTTACCCCATTCAGAAAACAATAAATTTAAATTATCTCTTGCCGCAGATAATTCATATCCTGTTCTTATCTGTGTCCCACATCTAGCGTAAGCTCTTTCTATAAGCCTATCTATACTGAGATCAAAAGCTGTGGTTCCCGAGGTAGCCATTTATTACTTCTTCTTCTTCTTTTTCTTCATTGCTTGTTTTTTTGCCTTACCGCCTCTTTTCATCATAGCAGCAGGTTTACCGCCTCGTTTCATGGCTTGTTTTTTCATTTTCATACCTGGCATGTTTTTTCTCCTTTTTAAAAAGTTTTTCGTACTCATCTTGCCTCGATTTTACGACATCATCGTAATACTCAGCTGGCCAATTTTTATAATACCCTATCTTATGTAGTTTGCAACTTGCTTCATATAGCTGCTTAAATTTTTGCACAAGCATCATGCTGTATTGATACTCTGGCTCCCAGTCACAGTCATCTGTAGGATTTACTAGAAACTCTTGTTCTTCCACAGTGGCAGGGTTTGTAGGATGAAACCCCATAAAATATACATCTCGTTTGTTATAAGTTTTATTATAAAAATCTATTTTATCTTGAAATCTTATGTTGTCATATTGTTCCCAATAAGGATCGCAAAATATAATTATATCGTGTTGTTTCTTATTCCAGTCTTTAAGTACGTTCGTAAGGTGTTTTTCATATTTACTTCTGTCTGGTCTAACCTCAATCCGTAACTTATTTTCTCTACGCCATTTAGCAGCAAAAGGACACGCAGGAAAGCCGAGATGCTTATTCATTGGCTCTAAGACATTCTTAGACCAATTTATTACATCATCTTTTATTTTTTCTGCGAGTTTTTTTCTTGACAATTGTTTTAACGTTTGTGGGTTTAGGGCCAACATTACCTGCTGCCCTTTTTCTAGATACTGCTGATTTTATTTGTGACTTTGACATAGCTGCAGCTTTAGCAGCGGGGACACACTTAGGATATTTTCGTTTAGCGTCTTTTTTTTGTTTTGATCTACCACATTTAGCGAAGCTGCCATCTTTTTTTCGAGATCCTATATCTCTCCAATCTTGTTTGAACCACTTCGCTAATCCTTTGTGGCCAGACATTTTATACTATCTGTGATATTGCGTATATTGCAACAACTCCAACAACAACGACAATCATCTTGCCTTTCTTATTTAAATTGTTCCATTTACTTTTGATTGAATCGAGCATGATTACCTCCTAAGCAGCTTTTGTGTATAGTTTGGTTTTTTTTCTTCTTTTCTTATCAACCATACCACATCCTGCAGCTACGATTGTAGCTTTGCCTTTTGTTCCACCTTTAACCATACGGTCAGCTGAAACAGCTTTTCTTTGTTGTGAAACAGACATGCCTCCCATAGCTCTTTTAGGTCCTTTAAAATCTTTACGTTTTACGCCGCTTGGGTCTTTTATTTTACCTGCACAGATTTTTGAAGCATAAGCATTAGCATATGCGCTTGGATATACCTTAAATTTGCGTTTAGCTGCGGCTTTACCTCTTGGACATAATTTAGTCATTTTCTGTTTCTCCTTAAGCTTATTTTACCTTTTTTAAATATATTAGCAACTTCTCTCTTACCCATAACTTTAGCTCTTTGTTCACCAACAGTTAATATCTGAATCTTTCTAGCGTATGGCTTTTTAATTTTTTTAACCTTTGCTACAGTTTTTCTAGCGTCCGTAGGTGTAGCAAACTTAATACTTACAGTATCTTTAGGGTTTTCGTCTGTATATAATCTTCTGCCAGAGCCCTTAGGCTTTTTTCCTGTTCCTTTTTTTGGATCTGCCATTAATTATTCCTGTTAATTTTTTTGCTTGATTAGCGTGTTTCTTTGATGCTTTGCGTAGTGCAGAGGCTACTTTTTTTATTTTTTTCATACCAGGCTTAGATACCTGTTGTCTCATTTGTGCTCTAGATATTGCCATTAAAAGTCAGTGGTCTTAATAAGAAACTCTTCTATCCAAGCTATCTTATCATCCATTTGAATTATCTTAGATTTTATTACAGCAATATCTTGTTGCATTTGTGCAACACTATCAGCCTTTTTTTCTACTGCATTAAGGCGTTCAGACCACATACCCCATGTCATGCCGACTGTTGCAATCAGCACAACATAAGGCAAAACTGTCTTCATCTCTATCTTAATCGACATACGCAATCCTCATCTGTTTTACAATCGCACATAATAACCTCCTATTTTGATTTAGCTGACATACTGTTCAAAGGATTATTTAAAGCCTTATTAATCTTCA